GGAGTAAACTGTGTTACTCTTTGAGCCTCCGCTTCTGCTTCTATTGCACGAGTTGGATCTGGTGGTGGTGGTGCTTTTGGTGTACTAAAGATTCCGCCCATAATTCCTCAAACTCCCTTCTAAGTATAGAGAAAACAATTCGGTCTTCTCCATTATATACTTCTCTGAGTTTGCCTTCTTCCGTAAAACGACAAACTCTCGCCAGTTTTACGGCTTGCAGGTTGTCCGGAGACACAAGGGCCGTCAATCTAGTGTAAGTATACTCTTTCTGATTAAAAAATAAAGTTAAAACTTTGCGGATCATTCCGCGGCTAATTCTTTCTCCTGCATTGTAGATGGAAACCTCTGCCTGTATAGCATTTTGCAGTTTACTGGAGGCATCTGTATATGAATGAAAAGACACATAAGTGTCTTGTATGCGATAACAGGCATTCTCTGCATAATCTACGCAGGAAGGTATATTGTTATTGAGTATCTCTCCGTACTCTTTGTCATTTCTAATCGGTTGTTGATACTTCATACTGATAAGTCGCTCTATACCAGGATATAATTTGACCTTGTATATCTATTGTTGTTTGTGCAGCCACGCTTAATGCAGTGCCAGCACCAGTAAATCTTATTTCTCTTGCGGCTCCGGTTCCAGTCCACTCCGCCAGATCCCACGTTGCCAGGTCCCAATCCGCACCTGTTGCCTCAGAAGTCACAGTAGCAGCCAAAGGAAACGTTCCATAATTAAACGCTAACGAAAATCCTATAGATAAGTCAGACTCTGACGTTATATACATCGTATAACGGTTTATCTTTTTATCTCTCGGCACACCTAAGTCTGTAAAAGCCTGACTAGCAGAAAGATTAATATCATTTCCATCATCATCTGTGCCAGTATCAGCCTTATAGACAATATTCGTACTACCAAAATACAACTCATTGTTAAACACAGTCCATACTCTGGGACCAACACCATTGTATTCTCTTCTGGCAGAAGAACCTGTTGTTAAATCCACTGTGTATTGATGAAATATCTCAGTAGTCTCAGGAATATTAATAAATAGCTTACCAACTGCTCCAAATATATCTATTTCAAATCCTTCTAAAGTTCCAAAGCTAGCAAAATCCTCTCTTATTGCTCCAGATAATTTACTAGGATTTACATTTATGGCCTGTCCTTCGGTAGATGTTCTGATTACATCAGATAAACGCACCCAGTCGGACTTAGTTAAGACTATAATATCACCAGCAAATCCTGCAGCACTTCTTTTACTAATTGGAGGAGGTATAAAATAAGATCCTATCAAAGACCAGTTTGTTGCATCTCCAGGATCTGAACCTTGATAAATAACAACTTCACCAGTATCTAGTATAAACGCTGCGAAATCATCAGGACCAGCGCCACCATCCCTGGATATAGACTCCATCATAAACAAATTGCCACCAGTTTGTGATACCTGGCTAAGTTGGAACTTATCAAAGTTGCCACTAATAGCATTGGTTCCACCATAATAGAAATCACTCATTCCTGTATCCCACAAATACATCCGGTTTCTATGAGTGTGTACACCATCCATAGTAGCAGCTCCTGGTGTAGCAATATCTCCAGTATAGCTAGGAGTAGTAATAGTTGTGCCATCCCATTGACGCGGTGCATCAGCGCCATTAACCAGTATCATATTAGCACCTGACTTAGCGCCATCCCATATAGCATTAGTAAGACCTGTTTCTATCTCTGTGGCTGTTCCTCCAGCAGTGGTAAGTGTGAAAAATCTTGAGCCAGCAGCAACTATTAATTGAAGTGTAGAGCCTTCTTTAAATTCTATCAATGATTCGACATTTCCAGTAATACCAGTTCCAAAAGATTCATAGCCCTGGCGAGACATTAAACCATCAGTAGATGGATCCCAATTGGTTAATATCAATGCATCATTGGCTGGCATTAAATCTCTGGGATCTCTGGTGTTTAATCCACCAGTAGGAGGTGGTATAGATATCTCCTGAGCATTACCAGCCTGAGATTGCGCTAATATCTGACGAGGAAGAGCCATTATAAACCAACACCTGTATCTGGAATATTAACCAGGAACAGTCTATTAGGTTTAGGACCTATAATCTCTCTAGGTATATCAAGAGCTTGTAGTCTTGCAATCTTATCTATATACAAATCAAATTCAACAACCGCAGGAAGACCTCTTTGAATCTTAAGATAGTATCTTAAGCCAGTCTCTAATAAATCTTCTGGAAAAAGAGAAGTATCTGTGTCGTCAGAAAAAGCAGCTTGAGGCGTTAAACTTGAATTAGTTATCCAGAAACTAGATCTATATTCCATATTTAATGTATCACCAGAATTATCCTCTTTAATTAATAAGTCATTGTTTCTAATGCGAAAGAAGGTGGTAATGCCAGTGTTAGATATTGTGCTATTAATAAGATTCTGCCATTGGCGAGAATTTAATAAATCCATTGAACGATTCTGTGTAGCATTCCATCCAGATTCAGATACAAAACTCTCATAATCACCATCAGTAAATACATCAGTGCCAATTATATAACTACCAGAACCATCAGTAACTAAGTTCTCCTCTTTTATTAGCGTCTCCCAGGCGTGCTTTTCTTTAATCTCATCACCAACCTTATTTAACAACGATAAACATTGCCTGGCAAACTTATCAGCATTGCCTATTACAGAAGTAGGACGCTCTGCAATTAGTGTTTCATCCGCAACATTCTGCGTCATTGTTAATAAGCTCATTTTAGCCTCCTGTTTTTGCCTTTAGAGTCTTAATTTCAGAATTTAAAGACTTAATCTCTTTCTTCTGGCTTTCAATCTCTGCCTTTAAATTATCATTCTCTTCTCTAAGAGCATTAAGTTCACTTGTTCCATCAATATACTTTTTAGCACGTTCATATAATTCCCTTCCCCCCATGCCTAATTTTTTTACATTGCCATCTGCTAATCCAGCTAATTGTTCTAACGTAAATATATTTATCTCCTGACATACTCTGATTTGACTTTCTCTTATACCAGGCAAAAAGTCCAATGATGTTCCCTGAATCATTGTATCCTGCTTGTTTAAGAATTTCTCCAATATAGGAAGAAATCTTTCCCTGTGTCCTGCCGTAGCCTCACCTTCAAATACAGGATCTCTATCACCAGGAGCGCGCACAGAAATCATAAGTACATCTTCATATACCGGACGACCTTCTTGCTGTGATAAAAAGCGCATTTCTCTCTCTCCAAAATCAAATTTAACTAATAGAGCTTCATCTCCTGGCTTTGGACTGTGAGCTAAATACTTTATATCTACCTTCATCTTGCCAAGAAAATCTAAATTCTCATCTACTATATTCTCTTCCTTTTTTACTGCTCTAACAACCGCCATAACATTCTCCTATTTTTAATTAAAACTATTCCCCTTTAGTTTCTACTTCTTCTTTCTTAGTTCTTTTCTTTCTTGTTTTCTTTTCTGGCACTTTAGCAAACTTCTGCCACTCATCTGCAAATTCTACTGTGTCCTGTTTAGAAGCCGGACGTATAACCTCACTTTTCCTGTCAATAGTCTTTGTAATAAATAGTTTCTCAGTCTTACCTTTTTTACCTTCCACCATCTTCATTGAAAATTCTACTTTCATTTTATCCTCCATAAGAAGGGAGGAGGCCGAAACCTCCCCCCTAAATTAACTACCGTACAAAATCGCACATAATGATGTTAAGACTAGCGTCCATAGCTCTGGCGCAAATATCAGTATTTGCAGCCGTAACTACGTTAACATCTAGTGTTCCATCAGTAGCGCCTGTAGGTGTAAGCGCATCACCATCAACACCAGCAGTTAGAGCAATAGTAAGAGTAGCTATACCACTTACTTGTATCCAACCAAAAGTGCCGTCAGTTAATGACGCTTGTAGTACACCAGCACCAACCGCATCACTATCTGTTAAGTCAGAAGTAACGATTGTGCCAGTAGCATCGCCTATTGCGACAGTTGCGTAGTAAGCCACTTCACCAAGTACGCCAGCAACGGCCGCCGTAGCGTTCTCATACTGGATATACTTGTAGAGCTTACCGTCACTGGTTTGACCAATACCGCCTAGCAAAAACTGTGCGCTAGTGTCGATCTCAGTCAAATCCATACCTATAATATAAGACATAGTAACCTCCTGTGATTAGTCTTTTAAAACGCCTTGACGCTCAGCATTGCTCATCGTCAAGTTGCCCATAAATAGCACTGGAATAACCATTGCATCCTGATTAATAGGTGTCTTAGCCTCACGTGGAGTAAAGAACCTGTCTTCGTGAACATCAAAGCTCAGGAAGTCTGTATTCAGGAAATACATATGGTCATCCGGAATGCCGGAACCGCCATCAAGCAGAACTTGAGAGTTTCCACCATACGAAAGCGCACGGAAGTCACCAGACCTTAGATCTTCAGGATCTGCAAAGCGCTGTTGCGCCTGTAGCGAATCCTGATAGAAAGTAAAGTAGTTCAAGTCTGCAACGATAACATCAGGAAAATCCGATCCACGACAAACAGTGTTAAACACAGTGTTCATATAAGACTGGATATTCGTAGCGCTGGCAGCAGCGCCACCATCAGTAGTAGCATCAAAGCTAAAGTTTCTCCAGAAGTCGAAGTTAGCTCGATTAATACCACCAACAGTACCTGTGGTTGGATCATCAGCTACAAGTAGTTGAAGTCCACCAATTTCCTTACCAGAGGAGCCAGTTCCATCAGAGTAAATACTCGTTGATGTTTCATTGGCCATAGTACGCATAGCATTTGTTATACGACTTTCCAGCAAGTTAATTACTGCTTCAGTGCCACTGTTCTGAGACATTTCTAAACCAGAAATGGTTACGTTCACAGCAGATTGTTTCCAATCGAACTCAGCTGCGGAAAGAGTCTCCGCAGCATTTACATCCAAAGCTTCATATCCACTATAAAACTGGAAGGTAGAGTTCTCTTGGTAGTCTAGTTCGCGTACAATTGTACGACCACCTGATAATGTGCGGACTTTGCCACGTTCAGATAAGACTCTCAAAAGAGCATTCTTATTGGTCACGTTGTCGGCAAATTCGCCTGCACGATTACGAAGAGTGGTCGATACAATCTCGCTTAAATTTGGAGCTACCATTGTAGTTACCTCATCGTTAAGTTAATAAAAACCAACAAAAAAGTGTCGCTAACCTGCCGCATTATAACGATACATTAATTCTTCTTTCAAACTCATTCCTTCAGTCGGAGGCGCTCCATTAGTACCAGCCTTGACAGACTTAGAAGACTTTTTAGCCTTAGAAGCTTTCTTTCGTTTCTCAACGAGTTCTTCTTCTAACGTGCTTCCAAAGTTCTTCTCTTCCATCTCCAGCTGTTTAACGGTAGGACTTTTGACATAAGCATCTTCTAAACTAGCGGCCTTTCCAGTGTTGAGCAGCACTCCCATCTCTTCCTGGCCTGCAGTAAAGTGTGGATACTTAATATTGCCTTTATCGTCTTTTGCCTCCTTGAATGTTTGAATCTGATTCTGAATAGCAGCCTGCTGTTGCTGTACAGCGCTCTGCCTGGAATTAAGATTCTCGCCTTCCAATGTTGCAAGTCTAGCTTTCATTTGAGCCAGATCGGGATCGACATATTCGTCTTCCGACTTATCTTCTGATATCTTAGTGTTAAATCCTAAGTCTTCAGGTGATAATCCTAGTTGTTGTACCTGCAATTTCAACCATCCTTTCGGATCTTGTGTGAATTGCTGAACTTGTGGTAGCAACTGTGTTTTAATATAAGACTGTGGCGTTAAACCACTTGCCTGTAAATTCGTTTTCATATCAGAAGTAAATACATTATCCCACTCCTGTGCAGATTTGCGTACTTCTGCATTATCTCTGCCTTGCTTATAAAAACCTTTCTTTAGGTTCTCATAACGCTCCATAAACATTTTAGCTGGCTCGGCAAGATCCGGATTGTCCAGTGCAGCCTGGAAAGCAGCCTTCTCTTCTTCAGGCCACTCATTAGGAATGACAGGTACTTCCTCTAATACGACCTGCTCTGCTTCCTCTGTTCCTTCTTCCTCGCTTTCTGCACCTTCCTCTGTGTCGACTTCTTCCGCGATTTCTTCGCCATCTTCAACCTCCTCTGCTACTTCCTCTTCAGGTTTATCAGCCTCTTCTTTAGCCTCCCTCCAGTTCCTCTTAAGTTCCTCGTGAAGCGTTAGCTTCTCCTCTTTGGCATCCGTGGATGCTTCTTTAGTCTCTGAGTTCACCTCTTTTTTTTCCTCGCTCGCCATAAACAACTCTCCTATTTTTGTCCATTTTAGTTTTAAAATCGTTACCTACTTGTACTTTATTGTACTTCTTCTCATGATCCCGCAATTGTTGCGTAGAACTTATCCTAGTGCCGTCCAATGGACTTATAAACGACTGGAATCCCCCTATCTGTAAGCCAACATTTCCTGCTATAATTCCTTTAGAATCTTTCATAAATTCTTCTTTAGTTACTATTTCGCCATTTAATCTATACGTCATCTAACTTATCTCCCAAAAAATAAATTAGTGTGCCAAATACAACTGCTGCATTTTTTTCTATTAAGTCTTGTCCTTCGTCAGGCGCTCTAGTTATATCCTCAAGCATTTCGGTTATTGTAAAATTATTATCAATATAATATTGAGCTTTAGCCTTTCTCTCTTTCAGCCAATCTTCTTTACTTTTATTGTTCTGATTCAGCCAGAAATCATCTTTATGATCGCATTTTAATGGCTTTCTCTTTTGTGCTTTCATTATACGCCTACAAAATCGTTGCCTGGAGATTGAGCCTCCGCAGCTATCGCTATTCCTTCGATGCTGGTTTTAACTGCTGCTAAATCTATCTTCTGTTGTTCTATGTTATTCTTCAATCCAATCTCGGCCATCTCGATCTCTAAAGCTTGCTGTTCTAACTGCAACTCAGCTGCTTTTAATTGCAATTCAGCCTGTTTAACCTGAGCATCTATCTGGTCACTTTGTAATCTTGCCTGTGCTTCTATCTGTGCGGCTTGTACCGTTGCCTCACCTTCACTTACACCTTGATCCGGAGGATTGGTTTTAAGCTCCTCAAGTCTGTCATCAATGGCTTGCTCAACATTTCTGCCTAGTTTGAATCTTCTGACCAGCATTTTCATCATCTCGCCAGTAGCATCTTGTCCAATAGTAGCACTCAGTAAAGGTGCTCTCTCAGCAAATTGTGTTATTACACCAGCAAACTCAGCCATCATATCCTTATCAACTATATCATCTTTAGTGATGGTCGAGTCTGTTTCAATATCCACAACAACTGTAGATGGATTCTGATCTTTAACCTTGTCAAGCAAGTCTTTAGTGCCAACAATAACTTCAGATACTTCGCCTGTTTGTTCATCAATTTTAACTTCCGTTTCTTCCTGAATGCCAGTTATCGTTGAGACAGTCTCAGCCTCAAAGTTATTAATAATAACTTCACCTAACAGGTTAATCGCTTCAGCCACAAACCGCTGCACTTCCCTTTGCATCTTGGAAACTCTTAACATTCCAAACTTGCTCTTTATACGCTGTG